GTTGCAGAACTTTGGAAGCGACATGGTAGTTAATGGTGACTTTGATGCTGACACAAACTGGACAAAAGGTACGGGGTGGACAATATCGAGCAATGTCGCGTCAAGTGACGGAACACAAACGGGAGACTCAATACTCACCCCCTCATCTGCATTAACAGCAGTCGTTGATACTGTATATAAAATTATATACGATGTGACAGCCAGAACAGCAGGCTCAATAGACATTAATTTCGGTGGTGCGACAACTACTACAAAGTCAGCAGTAGGAAGATACTCAGAAAATGTAACTGCAACCACTGCAGCAACACTTAATGTCGTGGCTGATATAGATTTTGTGGGTAGCATAGATAATGTAATTGTAGAAGAGTTGACCACTGCAACCCAACAAACACAAAAAAGAGAACATACTTGGGATGATACAGCAGTAACCGAAAGCTACAGAATAGACGATGTAGAACAATCCTACACCCCAGCAAGACCAAGCCCAACCGTTACGCTTAAATGTAACGAGTTACCTATGATAGGGTATCAGGATGATATAACAAGACATAGAGACGCTCTGAGAATAAGAACGGTAACAGATAGTATTGCTGAGTCACAAGCGTTAGATGCAACATATTACGGAGAGAACCATTACTTGACTGATGGAACAGATACATTAACAGATGGAAGTGCTAATACACTTTACAAAAAACCATAAAGGATTAACATGGCAGCAAAAGACATTAATACCTATGTAGCAGATACGGGGTTTGGAGACGGTACAAATGTAACCAAGTTCGAGGCAGACGGGACGATGAAAGCAGAAGGTAATGCAACGGTATGGGATGATGTAGCAGGAACAATAAACGGTGCGAACCTATCTTCAACAGCAGGAACAGCAGACTTTGACTGGGCTGAGAATTGTATCGCGTTTGGTGCGAGTGGTGACATTACAGATGACGGTGATAGAATTATGATGAATGTTCAAATCCCTCACGCAACAAAGGTTGACTCTACGGCCTGTTTACATGTTCACTATGAGCAAACAGAGGCGGCTACGACACCAAGAACATTTACTGGTAAATACAGACTGCAATCAAATGGTGCGGCAAAGACGACATCATGGACAGACTTTTCTGTTTCTACAGCAGACGGGAATGTTTTAACCTATGCAAGTGGGACACTTAACCAGATATGCGATCTTGCAGATGTAGACTTGACGGGTGCTGGTATCAGTTCAACTCTTCAGGTATGGCTTACAAGAAGTGATGCAGAAGCAGGTGATGTGAATGTAACCTTCTTAGATATACATGTGGAAATGGATACACTAGGTAGCCGTTCAGAATTTAGCAAATAGGAGATAGTCAATGTCACTAGAAGAGCACACAACACCCCCCTGTTTCGCATGTTCTTCACATGATGAACTGGAGGAAGCCTTGAAACGCTCTGAAAAACAAAATGCCACTGACCATAACGAGATACTAATCAAGCTCGATAGGGCAGTGGGGAATATTAAGTGGATGCGAGATATAGGAACTGGAGTTCTTGCAACAATGCTGGGATACTATATTATTATAGGATATCATGTATTTAACAACAACTATGCCACTGTAGAAGATGTAAAAGCTATCCACACAGAAATTAAAGAAGGTGAGATTTTGCACTATTCTAACGAAAATGATATTGCAGGTATAAACGCAAAACTTGATATGCTTGTAGAGCATGCAAGAAAGGTAGACAAATGATACAATATGAATTACTTGGTTGGCCGCCAATCCTATGAAGCCAGATAACCAACTATCAAGACTCATAAGACCTAGTGTACTTATATGGCTTACAGTCATGTTTAGTGTCTTTGCTGTAGTTGATGGTAACTTCTTCAATATAATTATCAAAGAGGTGTATGTAAGGGTCTTAGAGTCTATCTTGATAGTTGTATATGGTTCTTACTTTATTGCTAAGAGTGCAGAGCATGTTACTAGAATTACGAAAGGTGAAGAATGAAAACAATATGTTTCCAACATAGTAAACACAGTGAACATTCAAGGACTAAAACTTGTTGTTGTGGTGGACACAACTCTTCTAATGCTAAAAGCAAAAAGAAGCATAATTCTACAGCAAATAAGTTAAGCATTAAAGCTAATAGAAGTTTCAAGGCTTCTTTATATGTTTAAACTACCTCTGAAAGATATTTTCTTTGCTGGATTTATTATTGCTGTACTTGGTGCAACATGGTTTGTGGCTCATAATTTATATGATAAGTATATTTTACTACCTAAGAGAACAATAGTATTGCTAGAAGCCAATTTAAACACCGTTGGCTCTAAACTTAATGTATGCCAATCAGAGCTTGATAAAAAGCTACTGAGCGGTTATCTAGAGGCACTAGGAGAAAAGAATGAAGAAGATATTACTATTAACTTCTCAAACATAATGTACTAAACTCCCACGTAAAACCACCGGCTGTTTTTCTTTTCTTATTGCAACACTTTGATATATTCTGCTGTGGGACTCCTGTTCTTCTTGTGGCCTCATATGCTGAAAAAAACTTATCTATAAAGTTGCCGTCTATGGTTTTTTGAATTACTTCTTTATTCCCCCTGTTGTCCACTCCTGTTTTTCTATTTTTTGCACCGTGCCTCATATTATCCCCCCACGTCACCATTATCAATCTATCTAAAGAATAAGGTTTCAAATCATACTCTGCATCCTTGGACGAAAACCTATCGCATGATGGCTTCATCATTTTGTCATAATTGTGTTTTTCCCAACTAATAAATAACATTATAAAATCATCATTTGCAAATAGCCACTGTGTTAATTCTTTTTTAGAGTAGCTAAGTTCTCCATGACCTCTAATCTTAGAGTGTCTTTTTTGGCTTGAGTATATTGTAGATATAACACCTTGGACTGTGCGATCATATAACCGCTTCCTATTGGTTGTGCACAAAATACATTCAGACATAAGCCCGTCTTTTTTAGCATTATCTTTATAGAAAAAAGTGTTTTCTTGTGTGGTGTTGCATTTATTACAGTGTTTCATTGGGGACTCCTACATCCATAAGTTAGTAGAGTTGTAGGGATGTAGGATAGCTACAACTCTACTAATCTATCTTTAATATTATATACTAATTATGATAAAATATAAACATGAAAAAAATGTTGCTAATCTTTTCTTTGCTTGTTTTCAGCGGTTGCTCGCAAAAGAAACCAGAATGTGAACCACAACCCTGCATTCAAAATTATCCCACTCTTCCACTATATAAAACACCAAACAAAAAGAATATGACTGAACCCACAAACATAGGTGGTGGAATGTATGCAGTAGTTGGAACTGAACTTAGGGATTGTCTTAAAGTAAATGGTGAACTTAGGCGTATCTGTAATAGATATAGACTAGGGCATATTAAAATAAATAAGGTTTATAAATGAAACTAAGCAGAAACTTCAATAGATACGAATTTAAATGTCATTGTGGCAAACGTGAATTGATAGAACCACCACGAGAACTGCTCGAAGTGCTAGAGGATGTGAGATTACACTTTAAAAGACCAGTAACAATCATGAGTGGGTACAGATGTAAGAAGCATAATAAAGCAGTTGGCGGTGCTAAACGATCAAAACACAAGATAGGTATTGCAGCTGATATTATTGTATCGGGAATAGCACCACATAAAGTACATAAGTATTTAACAAATAAATATGTTGGTCAATATGGCATTGGAAGATATAGTAAGTTTACACACATTGATGTGAGAAACAAAAAAGCAAGATGGTGATTCATAACACACTCAAAGCTTTAATAAACTCAACACATACATAATTCAGTATAGCCACGAATATCAACGCAGCTATTGCAAATGATGTGGCTTTCATGTTTTACGCTCAAAGTTCATACAGCTTCCGTTAATTATTTCTTTTATATATAAATGATTCGGATATAGTCTGTTAAGCCCCAGTGTTGCATTGCATTCTATTTTTAAAGCACAATTCTCGCAAGTCATTGACTCAAAATCATCATAGATTTTATTAACAAGAGTATCGCCTTCTTCTTCTGCACTAACTCTTGCCATGTATGCCATGTTAAATATTGCATCTTCTCTATTCATCTTTTCCTCCTACAGTTTTCATAAAACCTATCTCCGAATAAACCAACCAGCGTTTGCCTGTTTCTATTCCATTGTATTAGTTTCATTATCATTTGTTATCCTTTAATTGTTCAAACATATAAAAGAAATATCTCTTTGCCACCAATCTTGATTGATCTACTATTTCTTTTACCCGGGCATAAGACTCATCATCTCTAAATTTTAATCTCAGCATATCTTTGATGAGATTTGCTTTTAGTGCACGTATCTTCTTATCAGCAATATTCAGATGTGGTCTTTGCTTCTTTGGTATCTCATCCACAAAAAGCTGTAGCAGCTCGATAGAATAAATACTAAAATCAATCTCAATGACTTTCATCTTTTCCATCGCTTCATGTTCACCAATCTCTGCAACCATTTTAGCTTCATTACTATCAAATCTATGTAGCATTTGATATGCTTTTAATGCACCTAGTATCTTCACTAAGAAATCGCGTTCATAAGTCTCTTTATCCTCTACTTGCTTTTCAAGATATGAGCTTATAGTGTGAAGCATCACTTTATTAAATATACTACTCATTTATCACTCCATAATTCACGACTAGGAAACGGTGGTATCTCTACAGATTTCCTACCAAATGCAATAGTGACAAAATCAATAAGACTGTCTATCTCTTTTCGTTTTAGCTTGGTAGTGCTGTTAATATCGAACACTTTTTTAATAGTTGATTTGATAATCTGTGTCTTGACTAAGTCCATATTCCACTCAATCTCATTTCCGAATACGCCAGTCATATAAAGATTATGACTGTTTAGTGTATCAGCTATCATACAGCACCATTTATGCAGAGCTTTGTTTTGCTGAACGGTTCGCATATCTAGATTTTTAATATCAATCTCATAGACGGCATCGCTCAACTTCTCCCATTTCTCTTTGTCTGCTTCACTATCTGGAATTGCAACATCTCCAATCTTTTTAAGTGCTATCTTCATGGTAAATCCATGTAGCTGTTTAGCTCTTTAGTATCAACCTCATCTATAAGCGATGCTTTGCCCTCATACATAGCGTTATATGAGGCTGTAGCTTGTTTCTCTTGTTCATGTAATGCTCTTGCTTTGCGTGACTTCTTTTGAGCCTCTAAATAGCGTTCTTGGACGGGTGTGTAATTTATCATGACTTCAACCAATACATTGCTTGTTGATACCCGTCAATGGTTAGATCACTCAACTTCTGAACGCCTTGCATGCTTGGAGCGTCCTTTAAGCTTTTACCTCTCTCTTTTGCATAGCCTGTTAAACTCTTGGCCTGTTCTTGTGATATTGTTTTTGGTGTCACTACCTCTTGCTTGGGCTGTGTCTTCCCTGTTTTAAATATCTCTTTGCCACTATAATTGATCAACAGTTTTGTGAAATGTCCATCTTTTACTGTGTAATCAGCTATTGCCAAATTACTTGAAAAGAAGTTGGTAGGTGTTTTCCTACCATTAAACTCTTTGACTTCCCAGTTAATCCAAATAAACGGTGCATTATATAGCTCTAATCCTATCCCCCATCTAAACCCTGCTCTCTTAAATGAGTCTGAATATAAACCTTTTTGTTTTTCTGTTTGGCTTTCAGTTCCTACATCAACTCTATTAATCCATAAAGCGTGCTCTGGGTCATAAATCGAGATAGTGCAAGTAAGTAGACCCATTGTGTCATATTCGTGCTTATTTTGCCATATAGCCCCCGTATCATTTAATCTTTTAATATCCGTTCGGGCTGTTTTATATAATAGCAAACTAAACCCTTTTGCAGATACCGTTCCGATACGAAGTTCTACATCGTCTTTAGTGAGTGGTTCACTTAATGCTTTGATTAATTCCTTCATTACTTTCCCTCCTCACCATTATATGTAACGCTCTCTGGCGACCATTCAGGGTCTGTTAGAAAATCCAGCTCATCACCTACAGACTTTTTAAGCTCTTGTGTTGTTTCCTCTAGTGTATCACGCGTCCCAGTTAAGTGTCCCAGCTCATAGCCGTTGATGTATGCAGCAAGTTCAGCCGCCGTCTCATAGCCTAAGCTTTTCGCTTGTGCAATTATTGTTGTTGGTTTTGTCATTCTAAATCCTTTCTTTTTTAGCAGAGTAAATATACTCACAAGGGCAACCAAAGGAGGAAGTGTAAAATCTAATTAAGAAAGGGGATTAGATTTGGTTGCCCATGTCAACATATTAAGTGGTTAAAGGTGCAATCTTTCGAAAGTCATATCACCTTCAACCGTAGAGTTTGAAACCAGAGAAGGTTATGATGAAACCCATAAAGTCTCAAACTCTGAAAGATTATATGATTATTTAGCTTAAACACTACTTAAGCTATGTTTATGTAGAATAAGGAAGTTAATCAATATAAAGGATATAAAATGAGCAAACAAGAACAAACACATATACAAGTAAATGTAAGTGATAAGCAGTGGCTTGAAAGACTAAGAGACAAACATGGGTACGCCTCTATAAGAGTAGTTGTAAATAAGTTGCTAGAGAACTGTGGTACAAAACTAAAAGGATAAGAAATGATCGGAGTAGTTTATGGGGTTGGCATTAATGATGCTGACTACACTGTTAAGCCAAAACAAAATGGTATTCAAACATGTTGTCCGTACTATCTAAGGTGGCAGGGCATGTTGTTAAGGGCATATTCTGCAGACTTTCACAGCAAACACCCATCTTACATAGGCACATCAGTATGCAAAGAATGGTTATCATTTATGAATTTTAAAAAATGGATGAAAAAACAAGAGTGGGAAAACAAGGAACTAGATAAGGACATTATATATCCTAACAATAAAGTATATTCCCCAAAAACTTGTGTTTTTGTAAGCACAGAATTAAATAGATTGCTGACAGCAAGAGAAGCAAAAAGAGGAAAATACAAAAAAGGTGTGTCGTGGAATAAGGTTGCAAAAAAGTTTCATGCACAAATAAGCATACACGGGAAACGGAAAAATCTTGGCTTGTTTATATATGAAGAGGATGCGCATAAGGCATATATAATGGCAAAAATAGAACACATAGAATCTTTCTATGATGGTGTGCATAACAATGTAGTAGACGGACTAAAGAGGCATGTGCAATCCATGAGAGACAGCCTTAAAGAATAACATGTTACAATAACAATCACAGAAGGTAAACTCTTTTGTGATTTAAGTTAATATACTAAGTGAGCGTCCAACTCATCGAAAGTCCTTCACCTTGAAGGGCGTTCACTTAGGTTATTAATTTAGTGATAGATTTGTTGGACGCTTATCAATCACAAACCTAAATACTATTGTTCTGAAAGAATATAATGGCAACTAGATTTATTACGGTCAGCATTGATATAATGCATGATAAAAACCTTACTGCAAGTCAAAAATTCATACTTGCAGAAATAGAGCAGTTATCACAACTTGACAAAGGCTGCTATGCTCATAACCAACATTTCGCAGACCTTGTTTGTCTTGCTAAAGAAAGTGTTTCGAGAAGCATAAAAGACCTTGAAATTAAAGGCTATATTAGCGTAAAGATAACAAACGGTTCACGCAACCATGAAAGATTGTTAACCCTTAACAAAATGTTAAGCCCCCCTAAACAAAACATCAAGCCCCCCTTAACAAAAAGTCAAGAGACTAAAGAGAATAAAACAACTAATAGAACAATTAATATACACGCTGGGTTGAATTTTGAAGCATTTAATATGTGGTGTACGCATAAAGGCTCTAAATATTCCAAGCAAGGAAAGACACTTAGTAGAAATAAACTTTTAGAGTTTGATAAACAAACACAAATGGAAATGGTAGAAAATTCTATAATGAATAACTATGCAGGGCTATTTGTTGTCACTAAGAAAATAGCATATCAAGGCAAAGAACCACAAGTCAACTCTCTTGAATGGAAGAGACAACAATCACTTAAACAGCAAGAGGAGACAATAGATGCAGAACTTATACAGACTAGCTAATATAATTGGACTTGATACAACAAATGCACAGCACACAGTAGCACTAGAGGAAGCCATGTTTGGCATAGAAGAAGTAGAAGCGTTCCTTGAATATGTGAGAGACAAAAAGGAAGCTATAGAGTATGCAACCAAAACAGAAAAACTTGATACTTTGGCAACGATGTATAAAAAGCTACAAGCAAACGCAAAACTGCCACATGAAACAGCACAGAGTTTCTCCAAGCAACTCACCAAAAAGATAGGCATGATTAAAACCATCGCAAAGAATAAACTTGAAATAGGCGATGAGGTTGATTTGTCAAAATTCAAAGGTGGTGGAGATAGTTTGTTTTCAGTCAAAGAAGTTTCTGCGATCAAAGAACTTGGGCGAATGGAAGCAATATTAGAGATGCACGATATGCATAGGTTGGAAGATGAGCTTATGAAGCTGTTTCTGGGCAAGTATGTTGCAAAGAGTAAATACGAGGCATTAAGTAGCAATCAGCAGAGAGTGAAGAGAATTGTGGGAGGTGTTGGATGATTAATATAGTAATGCTCTCATACGGCAAAGACAGCACAGTAATGCTTGATAAGATGATACGAGAAGGCAGAAACATAACTCACATTATTTTCTGTGATACTCTATGGGAGTTTCCTAAACTGCACGAATACAGAAAAACATACAATGAGTATTTGAAAAGCAGGTACGGTCTTGATGCAGTAACATTAAAACCAAGCACCACTTTTGAAGATTGGATTTTTGGACGAATAACCAAAGGAGACAGAAAAGGACAAATCAGAGGACTTCCCTTAATCACTATTCCCTGCTATTGGAAAAGAGAGTCTAAGACTGTTCCCGCAGAGAAGTGGGTGAAAGAGAGATACCCAAAACAAGAGGTGACATTTCATTTAGGCTTTGCAAAAGGAGAAGATAGATCAGTCAAAGATACGAAATATTTTAAATATAAATACCCACTCAAAGAGTATGGCATGACCGAAATGGATTGTCTTATCTACCTAAAAGAGTATGAAATGGAAAACGAACTGTATAGAGAGTTTACACGGCTGGGTTGCATGAACTGTCCTTATCAGCCAGAAGAGTCTTGGAAAACCATTTATGACAACCATCCTAGGGTTTGGGAGTGGGTGAAGATGATTGAGGCAGAACTACAAAGGCTCGAAGATACTGGAGAAAAGATAGTAAATAAACATTTCTTTATGGGTTATTTGACCACCAAGGATATGGAATATAAGTTTAAGCATACGGCAGACGGGTTGTTTGATCTATCAAGTGAGCCATTGAAAAACTGTTTTTGTTTTAGAGGTTAGTGTATCATATCTCCACATCTGCACTACACAAACAAATTTATGACTCTCACGTGCTACACAAAAAGGCGTGGGATGGTATACTTAGGGAGCGTAACGAAAGTTACTAACAAGAATGATTTAAAATGCTACTTCTTCTTCAAATCCTCCAGATGCGATGAGGTAGCAGTATTTTAAATCACAAGGTATCTGGAGGTACACAATGAACAAAATCCAACTATTAGCGACAATGACAAGAGACTGTGAGGTAAAATATTCACAAGGTGGCTCTGCAATAGGCAACTTCGGTGTAGCATACAATGACACATGGAAAGATCAGTCAGGACAAAAGAAAGAGAAAGCACTCTTTTTTGATGTATCTGTATTCGGGAAACAAGCTGAGATAATTTCACAGTATTTTCACAAAGGATCTCGTATCTTAATCGAGGGGTCACTTGATTTTCAGGCGTGGACTGCACAAGATGGAAGCAAGAAGTCAAAAGTGGGTATCAAGCTTACTGGGTTTAGCTTTATTGACAAAAAGTCAGATACTCAACCACAACAAGACAGAGGCTACAGCAACCCTAACCCACAGTACAATGCACCACAAACACTAACACAACCCCAAGGCGGTGCGATACCAGAAATAAATATAGATGAAGATGCTATCCCTTTTGCCCCTATTGATTGGAGGTTGTGATGAGAGAGATTAAATTTAGAGCGTGGTTAAAAAACCATTTGGAAATGAAAACTGTAGAGCTTTTAGACACACAAGACAATGAAGTATTTATAAATAGAATAAATAATATTGGTGGTTATCATAAAATAGAAAATATAGAACTCATGCAATACACCGGGCTAAAAGACAAAAACGGTGTAGAGATTTATGAGGGGGATATAGTAAAAGTAGATGATGATTACGACAAGTATGGAATGAACGCAGGAGAAACTTTTGAGATTTACTTTGGATATGGAGGCTTTAGGTTTAAGCCTAGATACAATCTAAAAGCAAGAGGTTTCTATCTTGAAGATGACAAAGAATTTGAAGTAATCGGAAACATATACGAAAACCCAGAACTTGTGGAGTCCAAATGAAACACACAATTAAAACCAAAGACGGATTATTCATCACAGAAAAAAACATCATATCCGAGATTAAAGACATGATGCATAATGGACTCGATTATACTTATGTGAACGGCAAAAAAGTGTCAGTATACTCAGACCTTAGAACCCACGAGGAAAGAATAACTGTGATAAGAGTTGAAGTATGACAGCTCCAAAACCAATAAGTCTGCGCTCTGTAGCTATGAGACTAGACATACATCCAAACTATTTCGCACACTTAAAAAGCACCAACAAAGTAGCCTTTAAATATGTGACTGATATGGATGAAAGCTTGTTTGACGGTTATAATAAATACACCAAAGAACAAGAGGACACCAAAGCAAGACTAATAGATGTATACTATCTTTTGAGTGATTTATCTTTAATAAGCCAGTTTAGTAGATACCTACATAAAAAAGGATATTACAGTAATTGGAACGGTTTTTCTACCACTATAACTGGGATTTTATTTACAGTGAGGGAAGGGTTCTTCAGTCACACAGTATTCATAAAAAGCAAATTAATACTTGATGAGTTTTGTTTGTTTTACACAGAGACACGAAAGGGTGTAGTATGATAATATCTAAAGAATTATTAAGTGAAGTGCTAGAGATAAAGATAGATAAAATTATAAATAATAGTAGGAGATGTAAACCAAATACAATAGTTTATGATAATGAAGAGTTAAATGATTATGAAGTTATCAACATTTATGAACTAGCTCACAAGTGTAAAGAGTGGGCTTCTATTAAATCATATTATATTAGCAGTTGTATTAACTCAGACAACACAATAGACCCAGTATGTAGCAAATACAATGCTTGGGTCAACCAGTTTGTGTTTGATGGTGAACCTATTGAAATAACAGTCGGGTGTTTTGGAGCAGATACAGACCCAGAAGCTATCTTCAAAGCGTGTGAGTGGATACTAAAACAAAAGGCTGATAATGCCTTACGCTAATCCAGAAGATAAAAAAGAGTTTCAGCGAAATTGGCATAGAACCAGACGACCGATAAAGTTATGCAAGAAGTGTAAAGAGATAATCCCTGTTCACAAGGCAAGTTTCTGCTCAGACCATTGTTGTGACACCTATCATCGAGATATTGCAAAACTTAAAAGACAAAAAGAAAGAGAGAGTTTGCCTCCGAGGTTCTGTAAACATGAGAAATGTAAGAAGCTACTCCCAAAGACAGCACATGTAACAAAGAAATACTGCATGGGAACTGACTGTGCCTACAAACAAAATAATATCAATATGAAGATACGAAGAGACGCGAACAGAAAAGAGAAGAAGCCAAAAGAACCAAAACTGATTAAATGTAAGCGTGAAAACTGCACAAAAATGGTGGACATAAGCAAAAACGCACTTAAAAGATATTGCAATACTAAGTGTAGAGAAGCGAATAATAGTCAAATACAAAGACAAAACAACGACATTGTAAAAAAAGAGGTGGTACGGGATATGGTGGCGAATAACAAAGATAAGAAGCGATATAACGGCACAGTAGACCCGAAGTGGTTAAGACGGGGCAATATAAGTTCAAACCAAATCAGCACATCCATAGAGGGGAACGCATGACATTACATCCACTGATAAATAAATCATCAACTCATTACGACACACAAGACAAGCCAGCCATTCAACTACTTGAAGAGCAATTAAGCGTTGCAGCTATGGCAGGGTTTGTTGAGGGAAATATTTTTAAGTATAAACATCGTCAAGACCATAAAGGGCAGAGAGAAAGCGATAATAAGAAGATAGATACTTATGAGAATTATTTTAATATTATCAAGATGCTTTTACACAAGGGGTATAAGAGTCAAACTGTGACTTGGGCATTGAAGTGTGAAGAGATAAGCTATGAGTATAAGTAAAAAAGATCAACTCAAAAAGAGCAGACAGCCAAATCTTAAAAAGTTGTCTCGAATAGAAAACAAACTCTTCCATGATGACATACAATGTATCACATTTGGAGTATGTCAACTATGTAATGAGTGTATAGGAGATGACTTCCACCATCCCAAATATGGACGATATGGTGCAGACAAAGACGATACATGTCAAGTCCTATCATGTAGAAGTTGTCATAACGAATGTCACGCAAATAAACATGGTGATAAAAACAAGTTGGCGATCAAAATAGGTGACATGAACTGGAGAGAGTACAATGATTGAGCTAAAATTACCCATCCCGACCATTAAGATAAAAGGCAAATATCAAAAACTTTCATTAAATCTTTATAGGAACGCACATTATATCCCACTAAACAACGCAAAGAGAAGCTATAAAGATATCGTAGGTAACTTTCTCCAACCACACAGACGAAAGCGACTCAATAGGGTAAAGATAACCTATATGATATACTTTGCAACACAACACAGAAGAGACTTAAGCAACTTCCTTTCGGTTGTGGATAAATTCGTAGCAGACAGTTTGGTGGATTACAATATCATTAAGGATGACAGTTTTCAATATCTACCAGAGGTTGTATATCGTTATGGTGGTGTTGGTGATGACTACGTGATTGCAATGGTTGAGGAGGTAGTATGACGCGCAAAGACAAGGCTAAACAAAAAGCACAAGAAGAGAAGCATCGACGGTCTGAGTTGTTGAAGGATGAAAGTGCTATTGACATAAACAAGCGTTTCAGAGACGGTACTTTATGGATTAAAGATAAGAAAAGTAAAACCTAAAGAGCCATGAATAAAACAAAGTCTAAACTCATAAATGATTTTTATGACCTATGTGAGTTATTAGATGACGATTTTGAAATGGTATCCGAGTTTCTAAAGAACAAATGCAACAGTAAACAGAGACAACTTACAATTATTAAACACATGGAGAATGGGCGGTATCATAAAATAATTAGTGAGATAGACAAAGCATTGGATCATCCACTTTTGGAGTTTAAACAGTTCAAAGAAGCAACATATAATCGCAGACAATTAGAGAAAGATAATGGGTTGCAATTGGTTATTGATTTTAATATTTGAGAATATATGGTAATATAAAAGAAAAGGAACATACTTGGCACGCTTAACCGAAGAGCAAAGAGATAATGTTTTAGCAGACTTTCATACAGGGCAATATAGTAATAACCAGCTAGGCAAGAAGTATAATACTAGCCATGTAACTATTGGTAAATTAGTCAAAGGATTGATACCAAAAAACAAAAATAAGGTTACAACCATATCAACGATGAGGGCGGAACTAAGCGGGCAAAGTTACAAGGAAGTTACAGCCGTTGAAACCGAGATAGAAAAAAGAACAAAACATTTAATCTTCTTTCAAGACGCAGCACTCCAAAATCAGCAATACTCCAATAAAGCTATGAAAGAAAAAAGTACAGACATGAATACACTTGAAGTACACAGCAGAATAACCCAACGCAATAAAGAAACGGTATTAGGCAAAGACAAAACCGTAGAGCTAACCAACACAAACGCTCAGCAAAACAACAATATGAGTATCACATTTGAGTAAACTCCATTTCACGGTAAACAAAACATACAAAGACTTCTGGTTAGATCAAGAGAGGTTTGTTATAGCTTACGGTGGTGCCGGTAGCTCTAAGAGTTGGACTACAGGGCAAAAACTACTCACAAGGTTAATGTCAGAGGAAAACCATCGTATCTTGGTAGTGAGAAAAGTAGCCAGAACGCTTAGAGTATCTGTGTTCCAACTGTTTAAAGACTTGATAGGTGGCTTAGGCATAGAGAGCAGCTTTAAGATAAATAAATCTGATATGACTATTACATATTTGCCTAACGGTTCAGAGTTATTATTCTATGGACTTGATGATATCGAGAAGCTGAAATCAATCCAAGGTATTACGAGTATATGGATTGAGGAAGCATCAGAAACAAATGAGGGTGACATCGCAGAGCTTAACCGTAGGCTTAGAGGTGAGACACCATACTACAAGCAGATAATAATCACATTCAATCCTATATCCCACTTACATTGGTTAAAATCACGCTTCTTTGATAACGAGAATGCAAAAGTATCTATCTATAAGACCACATATAAAGACAATAAATTCATAGATGAAGAATACAAACAAGAGTTAGAAGATATAAAAAACTATGACTTACAACAATATAATATTTATGCTCTTGGTGAATGGGGTATATTAAATAATAATGTTGTCTATCATAATTACGACTTCAAAAAGCACACTACAACATTAACAGTACATGATTTTGAGGTGTTACATGTAGGGGTGGACTTCAACATTGGCGGTTGTGTTGGCGTGGTCTGTGGTATACGAGATAATAAAGTGTATGTAGTAGACGGGTGGTCGGTGTATGATACAGACTCAATAGTGACACAACTTAAACAAAGCAAATACAATAATAAGCAGCTAATAGTCTATCCAGATGCAAGTGGTGGTGCTAACAAAACAAATAGCAGTAGGTCAGATATAAGAATAATTATGGACGGTGGTTTTCAGATAATGGCAAACAAGGCAAACCCAGCCGTTAGAGATAGGGTAAACGCAGTCAATAGAATGTTTGCTACAGATAAGATACTCATAAATGATAGGGCTGAGAAATTAGTCTATTCATTACAGACACAAGCATATACTCCAAGGGGAGACCCAGAAAAGTTCACAGAACACAAAGGCGGTGCGATAGACGATTGGAATGATGCATTAGGATATTTAATATCATATAAATTCTCTATCAACAAATCAACACTAACCAGACGCTCAGTCAGCTACGCTTAGTTATGATATAATTGTAGCAAAAAGGTTTTAAATGGCAGACCTAAGATATTTATACATGATTGAAAAGATAGTGACCAAGGCGATGAATGGGGATAAGAGAGCAATCATAGAGCTTTATGTATTCATGCCAGAGTTATTCATTAGAGGAACTAAGCCCTATACGATACTAGAGCCATTATTGTATAATGCAAACAAGAACATTTAAAAGGACAAAAACATGGGTACACCGTTCATAGCAACATCAAACAATACGGTCAACATCTCGATTGGTAGTGATACTGATAGGATAAAAAAGTTTACATATAGAAACAATATGTTAAATGACAACTTTTACAAGCAGGTTGAAATCGAGTTAGGGAATGTGTATTCCAAGGCTATGGAGTTAGGGCTTATATCTCAAATAGATGATACCAACAACTTATTTAGAATGGTTATTGAAGAGATCAGCAAAGTGTACGACTCAGGTGTAACGAGAACTTTTGATGAGAGTGAAGCCATACAAGAAGATATGACGATACTATATCAAGATATGGGACTAGACGAAATCCTAACGCAGTCTAATATTTATATGAATTCCTTTAATGACTGTTTACTCCAAGTGGGGGTAAAAGAGGATGACTTTAATGTAAAACTAAGAAGACCGGACAATACAATAGTAGTAACCAATGATGATTTAGAGTTAGAAGCCGTCTATGTGTATACTGGTGAAGATAACAACCTACAGACATGGTATGGGTACACTAATGAAGATATGTTCAAGGTTGAGGTTACACGCTCAGAAGATGTACTTAATGAGGACAATCTTAGATATCCACAAGACAGCATGGACACCATGAACAACACACTAGGCTTTATTCCTTTTGTGTCTATTCATAACGGCTTCAGAGATGACTCATTTTGGCAGATGTATAAAGGAGATGACTTGGTGAAGGGTACGATACAAGTAGCTATCAAGCTCACCTTCCTAAATCACCTTATCAAGATGCAATCATTTAAACAGTTGGTGGCATCCGGTAGCAACCTACAACAGCTAGACGGTGCAGTTATTGATCCACAAACTATCCTTTTTCTTGAAGGTCAAGACACATCTATAACAACACTAGACTTAGAGAGCAATTACAAAGCACTATGGGAAACTATCCAAAGCATCAACAACAACATAGCATTGAATTATAAGATCAGTCCAAATATGTTCAGGATGACAGGTTCAATCTCTTCTGGATTTGCATTAAAGATGGAGAACCTAAGACTCGATGGTTTTATATCCAAGCAGCAAAGTAGGTACAAAGGAATAGAAACAAGGCTATTCGATATGCTCAAAAGAGTAGATGATTCACTATCCTTGGGCAAAATAAAGTCCGACAAAGTGTCTGTGTCGTTCCCTATAAATCAATACCCTATGCAAGAGAGTGAAGAGCTTGACAACCAAGAAAAAGAAATCAATCTAGGTCTTACAAATGCTGTAGACATTATCATGGAAGGCAAAGGCATAACGGAAGATGAAGCGATTGAAGAGTATGAAGAGAATATCAAGTATCGTAACCAGTCCAATGAGCAACTAAACAAACCTACACTACCAGAGGACAGTACAGCACTAGCATTAGGCATAAAGGTGTAGCATGTTAGGACATGAAGCCCAGCAAGAAGCCATAGAAGGCATCATAAAGAGGTTTGATATCGATATGGTAAGAGTTATACTGGAAGTTGAAAAACTCATCGCTAAATGGATGCTAACTAATAATGTGACAGCTACAACTTCTCTACAATTCGACCTAATGATAGACCAAGCACTTACGGAAAGCGGGTATTATGCCTTAGTAAATCGCTTAGTTGGTACAGATTTCGACAAACTTTACCCTATGATTAAAGAAGGGTTTGCACTTGGTGGGCTATTCATTACATACACTAAAGAGGATTTAACACGAATAACAGCACTCAAAGCACTAGAAGCGAATAAGTTTAGTGTACTGGCATCAACGGCAAGTACAACACTTAGAGACAATCTGTATAAATATTCATTATCCAACTATAGTGTAGAGGATATGGCTAGCCAGATACAAAAAGACTTTGCAGGTACTAATCTTGTTAAGCACTCCAAGACATTAGCAAACACTGTTGTGAGTGAGATGCAACAAACTACTATTGACTTAGAAGCCTCAGACCTTGAAGGCATGGTATGGGTATATCGTGGCGTTCAAGATGGGATAACAAGAGATTATTGTAATTGTATTTTAGACAAGAAGCAATACTATAACGATAGTGAAAAGAATATTATGCAGTCAGATAGTCGCAGAAGATATAATTGTCGTCATAAGTTTAGACCAGTTACAGAGGATTACGCCATTGAAGAGTATGGACTTAAAAAAGCTAGTGGTGTAGTGTGTAAATAATGGCTGGGCTAAAAAAGAAAGTCAATTTTAATAGAGTAAGAAAGTTGATAATTGATAAGCGGCTAGTGAAGCTCAGAAAAGAAAGTTTTAATATTATTGATGGTATTGAGCAAAGAACCCTCAAGGGACAAGATTACAAATTAAGACTCTTTGATGGGTACAGTAGATCATATTCAGCATTTAAAGCCAAACCGAATAAAAATAAAAAAAGTAGAGGCACAGGTGTAAACCTAACATATACTGGTAGAATGCTTGAATCCATGACCACCAAAAAGATAAAGAACGGGCTAAGATTTACATTTATGAGTTCAAGTGAATTAAAAAAAGCAGGATGGAATCAAAAGACCAGACGCTTCTTTGGTACAGATAAGAAGCAGAGAGCACGAATACGAAAAGTGCTTAGTAAGCTATAATTATTTCTTTTGCATTGTATATCCAATATCTCTGAGGCACTCTTCTTTTTTCATTAGGTACACAGCGGATGCACCGTTCCCAATTCCATAGGTTCTAGATGCTATGTCAAGGGCTTCCATGTTGCACTTATGTTCATCTGCTTTCTGTTGGTTAGGCGTTACATTTGGCTTTATATAGTTATGCTCCATGCACCCAACCAAAAAGAGGGATGCGAATAGTATTGTTTTCATTTGTTGTCCATATTGTTAAATGTTTCGATGTTTTTATTTGCTTGTGTCAATAGTCTTCTTAGTCTTATGTTTTCAGACTTTAGTTTGTCTTCTGGAATATCTTTTATTAGGTATTCATACTCTTCACACTTTGATTTGTAGTGTTTTATAGTGGCTAATTTGTTTCCAATTCGTTCTTTTACCTCAGCATCTATTGCTTTTCTGTCTTGATCTTTTTTATACAAATTGTACATACGCTTCTTTATTTCTATCACTTTTGCGTCTTCAATATTTGAGCGTATATCTTTAACCTCCATGTAAGCGAGCGATGTTTCAGCGTCCAATTTAAGTTTTTTCTCTCTTAGTATTTGATGCTTTACTATTGCTTTACCCAGCTCTATTTTTAACTTATCCATTTGATGCCCCTACAAGTATAAAGGTTTTACTAGGGGCTTCAAGTAGTCACCTAAAGGTTAATATCTCCATTCAATACTAATCCATTCCTTCAACAAACAAACCACAGTTTGAGAGGCTTGTTCTTAACAGAAGGTTTACGCAAGTATATCAAGAAAGATGGAAAAGTGTCAATAGTTTTGGTGTATAGCTTTTAACCAATTAAAGATTACTAATTAACCATGCCATTGATTAAAAAATAGGCAGTACGATATTTTTATGTTATACTTACTTACTTAAATAATAAGGATGTACATCATGGCTGAAGAGCAGAAACCTGAAAACAACCCTCAAAACGAAGAGATTAAAAACGTGACTATGACACAAGCAGATTTTGACAGCAAATTCAATACTTCATTCGGAAAAGGAGCTGCAAAAGCAAACGCAGACTTCTTAACTGACCTTGGAGTTGAGTCTATAGATGACTTAAAAGTGATTATTAAAGCCAAAACAGATGCTGAAGAAGCTGATAAGACAGAACTGCAAAAGGTTCAGGACTTGTTAGATGTAGAGCGTGGCATTAGTGCAGACCTAGAGTCTAAACTAAAAACCAACCTATCAGATACAGAGGTACAAAATATCGCCTTAGATAGTGGAATTAGTGCAGATAAAGTTAAATACTTTAAGATGGACTATATGGAAGCTAAAAAGAGTGAGAATTTTGACTCAGAAAAGTTTATAGAGACGCTAAAGGAAAGCCAACCGAGCTTCTTTGTTGTTGGTGAGGGGAAAGTGCCTTCAAACGTACCTAATCCTCCAAACAGGAGTAACCCGTCAACACAAATAAAGATGAAAGACTACGCTCAACTTCCGGCAGCAGAACGCAGAAAATATAAGTCTAACGACATTATAAGATAAGGAAAACAAAATGGCAAATACATTAACAGATTTAGTACCTAAGATACTAACAGAAGCTGCGATCATTTATCGTAACAACTCAATCACAGCCAACTTGGTAAACAGAGGCTTTGACGCAGAGTTTAGAAAAAAAGGTGATACTATCAACGTACCATCATATACAGCTCCAGCAGTTCAGAGTGTAACGGGTGGTAGAGGTAACGAGAATACAGCTACAAACATCACAGCATCAAATGTATCTATCACGCTTGACGCATGGAAAGAAGTTAAAATCTACTTTACAGATTTTGATCTTAAAAAGATTGAAGATGGCAGACCGTCAGAAGCACTTGAAAAAGCAGTTATCGCACTTGCAGACCATGTAGATGCTTTTGTTCTATCTGATATGGCTCTTAAAGGGTTCTCTACAGCAGGTACTCAAGGTTCAGCATTTAGTGATCCAGCAACACTTGTAGATGCAAGAACTAAAATGGGTAATAACAATGTACCTATGAGAAACAGAAACGCATCTATCAACCCAACAGTAGCTGGAGCGTTCATCAAAGACACAAACCTCTCTGAGTCTGATAAGTTTGGTGGTAGTGAAGTTCTAAGAGATGCAATCGTTGGTAGATTGTACGGATTTGACATCGCAGAAACTAACAACCTTACAGACTTTGTAGGTGGTACACTTTCAGACGGTACGAGTAAAGATGCTCTTGTAGCTGCGACTTGTGCAGTAGGTGCAACAACAATCGGATTTGATGAGTCAACATTGACGGGTACACTTGTAGAAGGTGATATCTTTACTAAAGCAGGAGATACTCAAGAGTATGTTGTAACGGCACTTGCTACAGCATCAGCTAATGCAATCTCTGTTACATTCTTACCTTCTAACAAAGTGGGAGCTTCAGACGGTGACGCAGTTACTTTTATTGATGACTACACAGCGGCAGGACTTGCGTTCCAAGAAGATGCTTATATCTTTGGTTCAGCTCCAGTGCAGATTGACTTTGTAGGTGGAAACATCGTTGAGCAATTCACAGACCCAGTAAGTGGTATTACATTCACATACGAGGTTGAGCGTGTAGGGAAATCTACAGAACACTCATTATCAATTCTTTATGGTGGTGAAGCTCTTAAGCGTGAAGGTATCGTAAGACTTCTTTCTTAGGAAAGAGGGCTTATGCCTAAAGGAACATTATGGAAATTGAAACTATCAAAGTGAAACACAGTAACCATAGAGGCTTTAAGGTTATCAATAAATCTGATTTTATAGATGGTGTACATGAAGATTATGTTGCACCAAAAAAGAGAGTCAGAAAACCACGACAAAAGAAAGTAGTAAAAGATGACAATAACTAACGCAGACATAGTAGGCAGATTAAAACTTCTAGCAGATGAACATCTAAAGGCAGACAGTGGGTCTACTACAACTGCGGTAAATGCATCTATTAAAGACGGCTCAGACTATACTAGCAACTTCATCTGTTTTGTTTCAGGTGCAAATGTTGGTGTAGATGAGATCATCACAGGCTACACAATCGCCACCGGCACATTTACCTTCGATACTATAGATAATGCAGTTACAAGCATTGATGAGTTTTGTGTGGTGTCTAAAGGCTTTCAAAGTGATGTAGCTCAAGCTACAGATATTGTAAAAAATGACATGAGAAATCGTGGATATGATATTGACCTGTTTCTAAACTACCAAACACAGCTCAAGGAAATGTATATTTACAAGACTATTGAGTTGGTGTGTGGTGGATTGATGAATGATGGTCAAGACCAAGATGTTTACTTTGTTAACTATGAGAGATTTAAAGAGTTATATGAGTCTGAACTATCAAACCTTATAGCAGATTATGACGCTAATGAAGATGGTGAGATATCAGAAGATGAAGAAGACCTTAGAAGCAATTACGGGATACTTCAGAGATGAAAAAATATATACTCGCACAAGGCTATAAATTTAAAGGTAGCTATAACGATATGACGCACAAAGAGTTTTATCTCGTTGGTGTTGTATATGGTAATAGTGACACCTCAACAATGGGTGGCTTTAAACTAGACAGGGAAGAAACATACGGTTTGTTTCTGAAAGATATTGATGTAGAGTCATTCAAGACAACACTTGAAACTATTATTGACTCAGCATTAGAAGACGGTGTAGGCGCATCACTCGCACACTCAATAACAGTTGAGAATGTAGAGAATGGCTATAACGTCACAATGAGTTATAATATACAAGGATAAATTATGGCAATTCAAGGATATTTAGGATCAGTAACAGCGGCAACAGAAGATGTTGCTTCTGCTTCTATCTGGTCGCTTGATATGACAGCAGATACCACAGACGTGACTACATTCGCAGATGCAGGATGGAAGTCTAGTTGTGGTGGTCTAAAGTCATGGAGTGGTTCGATCACTTGTACTTTCACAGGTGGATCAGATACAGGAGAAGCAGCGTTGATTACTTCATTCACAGCAGGTTCAACAGTCGCTTTAGTATTGGAAACAGGCTCAGTTGGCTCAGGTGCAGTAGAGAAGTTTTCAGGTAATGCGGTTGTGGTTGGCTTTCCAATCACCAATGATGTGAACGGATGTATTGTAGTTACTTTTACTTTTGAAGGTCAAGGCGCACTAACAATGGCAGCTATCACATGATTTTATGATGCATCTTATGGGTGCATCGCTAAACTCATAAAGGCTGTCAATGGATAATACACTACTAGCAGAAATCGCAAAAGCACAAGACTCACTTCAAACAATAGAATTTACTTTCGTGGAGAAAGAACATAAGTGGTATTACAGATACCTTACACTACTTGAAAAAGTCAGAATACAACAGATGTGTATCAAGCCAAATATAACCGTAAATACAGACGGTACTACCACCACAAGGATGGAAGAGCAGAGTCATCTCATACCAATACATACAATTATTGAGAAAGCAGTAGATGAAGATGGTAAAAAGCTGTTCAGCCATGCTAAGGATTTTGATACAATTAGTAAATTACCGGCTAATATTGCATCTTATATCGCTTATCAGATGAGCTTGGATGTATTTGGTACAATGGAGAAAAAGGATAAATAATGGCTTTTGGTTCTAATGAGAGTGTTGAATTTGACATAAAAGTAAATGGTAAACAAGCAGAAGCTTCCATTAATGATGTAGAGGACGCACAAGAAAAACTAGATAAAACTGTGTCAAAGACCTCAAAGAATATCAAAGCTAATTGGACTGCTATAGGGGCAGCAATTACAGTATCGGCTGCTGCTGCTACAGTGCTTATAGCAAGGTCTGCAAAACTAGAGCAGGCTATGTTTGGACTAAATAAAGAGCAGAAGGAATGGATAGAACAAGCCTCAGAAAGATATGCAGTTGACCAAGAGATGATTGCTGGTTTTGTGCAGATGGGTAAAGCCTCTGGTCTTGCTGGTAAAGAGATAGAACAGATAACAGCACAAGCATTTGCTATGAGTAAACAGTTTGCAAATCTTGGGTTTGACTCTTCTGTAGAAGATTTGACTGAGTTTTATTCTGCTGGTACTTTAACGGGTGCAGTGCTAGAATACATGGAGAAGACCACGGGTGACGCAGAAATAGCAACAAGAGACCTTGACTACCAAATGAAAGCACTAAAGGCTTCTACTGCTGGAGTATATGAAGAGTGGGCGAAAACAGATGCAGCCAAAATGGCAAGATCGCTACAGGAGCTAGACACCTTATCACTAGATTTAGGTAATGCTTTTTTTAGGCTTTCTGGAGAAACGGGAATACTTAACAAAAGTGTATGGGTTGCAGAGAAAGCTTTTTTAGGATTAGAATTAGCGTTTAATGGTTGGCTTCAAATATACTATCTTGCATTAAATGCATTAGGTGATGGAACGGCAGAAGCAGAATTAAGTAAACTTGCAACAAAAGCAAAAGAGATAAGAGAAATTCTAGGAGGTCAAGAGCCTATGGAAATATCGCTTGAACTACCAGCAAGAACTCCTCTTGGTAGACCTCCAAAAGAAACAGACACCGTAGAGAAAACAAAAGAGGTATCACGACAGATAAAAGATATTTGGAAAAATGATACACAAGAAATATCGGATATGCATCGTGACATGATGAGTAATATGTCAAGAGGATTAGAAGAGTTTGTTATGACGGGGAAGATGGATTTTAAAGACCTTGCTAACTCAATGATCGCTGATATTGTTAGAGCACAATCACAAGCTTTAGTTTCAGGCTTGTTTGGTTCACTGTTCGGTGGTGGTCTAAGCTCAGCAACATCAAATGTAGTTGGTATGTTCCACGCTGGAGGTTTTGTAGGAAGTCCAATACCTTCACATCATGACGGCTCACTGAGACAAGATGAGCGCATAGCCAAGCTTCAAACAGGTGAAGCTGTTATCAGTCGCTCAGGGGTATCACAAAACAAAGAAGCGATACAAGCCATAAACAACGGTCAAACAGTTGGTGGCGGTGGAAATAATACAACAGCAGAGATAATCTTTAATGTTCAAGCCATAGACAGCACAACTTTCCAAGCATGGCTAACGGCAAACAGACAAACAGTAGAGAGTATCATTTCAAATTCTATCTCTTCAAACGGTTCGGTAAGAAGAGTCATTAAGTCGAGCATATAATGAATGACTTAACAACTATACTCACAACAAAAACATTTATGCACTCACATGATGAGTCCCCTAAGCAAGGCTCAAATATTATGTTTGACTCTGCAAAAAGCCAAGTTGTTACACGATTTTCTATTCCATCAATGACAATACTCATGGAGTATAGAGGATTATCATTAACAGAAATTCAGGCACTCAGAACGGCTTACGAGGCTAATTATGCGAACACATTTCTAGCAACTATCCCTCTTGATACTAGACCAGACTTTATGGACGGTGATACTAGCGTATGGAAGTTTGATGATTTTGGTTTCTCTAAAATGCCGGGTGGATGCTTTAGTGCAAAAGCAACACTTACAACATCTCTTCTATTTAACTTCACTGAATATACAGATATTATAACTGAGTCAAGCACCAACACTTTAAGCACAACAACCAATACAGATTTTAAGATATTGCTTGATAGTTCTTCTCCCGTATCTGCTGAGTATGGGTATGAGAATATGAGTCTTAATTCTATGATAGGAAGATCAACACAACAACAGAAGGATAAAGGCTCACTTCTTAGAAGATACAGGCTAGCATGGATACTAGAAGAGACCGAGTTTTTAGAGCTCTTGATGTTCTATAGAAAAAGGTCAGGAATAATGGGGCAGATAGGTATGCCAGATATAGAAATAGACTCTGGAGTATTAGTAAATAGTCGTTTCTCTGAGGACTCAATGCAATATGTAAAAAGAGTTGATGGTCTTTACGAGTGCGCCCTAGAAACCGTGGAGGTGAAATAATGAAAGACATAACAAACAATGCAAGAAGCAGAGACCAACTCTCAATGCTACATCTGATTACTTTTGTCATAAATGATTTAGACGGGGAATATTATGACACTATCTATGTAACAGATCATGATATTTTTGTAATTGACGGGGAGATAGAATATACACCCATTTCAATAACTTTTGATAAGCTAACAGAAGATATCACCATGCAGACAAATACTATTTCTATTATCTTAGACAATATAAACTCTGCATTATCCCAAACAGCTCTTGGTTACGAATGGAGAAACAATGCGTCAACAATAGAGCGACTTATGTTTGTTCCTAATGAAGAGGTAGAAGATGGTGAGACATACGATTATGGATATGGTGACAATCTTGGTGCTTATGACTTCCCTCAACTAAACATAGGGGATATAACACTAAAAGATAGATACACATTATTTGAGGGAAGTATTCACGGCTTTTCAGCTAATGAGTCCACTTTATCTGGTCAGGTCTCGACTAAATTCTCTTTTTGGCAAAATCCTTTTCCAAAGCGAACCTTTGACCAAAAAGAGTTTGTTGGTGTTATTGGGGCTATGACAGAAACAGTATATTGGGGAAGAGCAAAACCAACAAATGCAGCTCAGTCAGATATTGCACCAAATTCACCAACCAACTTTACGGCAAGTGATGCAAGGACAGACGGTATTCTTATAGATTGGGATAATTCAACTATCGGTCATCCGTTGCCAACTTATGATTTATACAATGATACATCCCTTGTCACGGCAGGTGTAACTAGAGGGGAGATAACAACGGGGTGGACAGATGACCTAGCATATCCAAATCTTAGAGTCAAGGCTGTAAACTCCGAAGGGTCAGCGTATTCAAACACCGACTCAGGAACAGAAATAAGCGAATTAGTCGCACCAAACGCACCAACTAATTTCAATGCAACAGACGACCTAGGTGGTAAAATAATCGCAACATGGACAAATTCAACGGAGGGTAATCCAACACCAACTTATAATCTATATGAAGATGATGTGGAGGTAGTTACCGGCATGACTTCAGGGGATGACTATGAGGTCGGAGCAGGAACCAGAGACTACTATATAAGAGCGATTAATGCAGAAGGATATGCAAACAGTTCAGTAGACGAAGGAACATCAACTATTGCAGACCCCGGCTCAATAACTTATTATGCAAATGATACTTTTGTCGTTCCGGCTGGATATACAGAGGTTGATATTTGTATGATCGGTGGTGGTGGCTCTGGTGCAGTTAGTCGTGATACAGCAGTTGGTGGTGGTAACGCTGGAGAAATTATTTCACAAGCTGTATCGGTTACACAATTCCAAGAAATTGCTGTTATTATCGGAGCAGGTGGAGCAACTCGCTCTAGTCAATCATTGAACTTAGATGGATATGACGGAGACCCAACCTCTTTTGGAGCAATAACCGCAGATGGGGGAATTAAAGGACAAGTCGGAGATGGGTATCTTGGAAACGGTGCCTCCTCTGGAACTTGTATGGGAACATTTAGAGATGGATACGCCTATGCCTCTATTGTTAGTGGTGGACAAAGAGGATTTGCAAATGGTTCAGATGCAGATAAAGGAACAGTAAGCCCAACGCCGCCAGCAGGTTCTTCCGGAGCAGGGGGAGGAGCTGCCTTCTCTAATTTTGGTGAAGTAATGGCTGTTTCAGGACATGGTGGACAAGGTGTTTGTAAAGTAAGTTGGGGGCTGTAATGAATAATTGTTTTATCTTCACATACAGAACACACCCATTAAAAGAATATTTCCCTAAAGAGTTTTGTGATTATTCACTTGATAATCTAAAAAAGATTGTAAAAGACTATCGTACTATTTTAGATAACGGTATCCATAAAGAATATTTTGACAGTTTTTGTGATGTGGTTCTAAAGGCAGAAAAAGGAGATATTGTGACAACCGATCAAACAGTAGGTATCGCACATAATAATCTTGTTTTTGTAACAACGCATGAAAGATGTGGAGGCAAAACACTAATGAACATAAGTAAAAAGTGTACAATATATAGAATAACAAAGGAGTCTAAAAATGGGTAAGGTCTTAAAAGTCGTCGCTGGAGCAGCCCTCTTATATTTTAGTGGTGGTCTTGCGGCTGGAATATTAGGGGCTGCTGCCGGTGCAACATCTCTGACAATACTAGCAACAGCTATCCAACTGGCAGGCTCGATGCTTTTAGCCTCTGCCTTGGCTCCAAATCTAGGGGACAGCACAATAGATGGTCAAGGACAATCTCTACAAACAAGAAAATCAAATGTGAATACTGTTCCTGTAGTGTATGGAAAGAACAAGATAGCAGGGAATATTGTTTATCAATATACAAACAACTATAGTGGTGGATCAACCAATGTTGACTATTGGGCGATTATAGCTATGAGTGATGGTGAAATGAATGAGTTTATCAGCATGTATTCCAATGATATGACTATGGATAGTAAAGGCTCAGGAGTGTTTACCTTAGAGTTTACACACATAAAGGCAACCAACACAAGTGGTAGTGGTGTAACCGTTAATGATGTATATTTTGCTACAGACCAAGCAGGCACAACTGTACAAGGCTCTACAATTTTTAATACGATTAGTCCAACAGTTAGTTCAGGTGCAAATTCAGGTAATCTAGTTGATGGCGATCTAAGTACATCATGGATTCCAACCTCTGTAGACGATGAGTGGATAAAAATCCTAGATGGTGACACAGCTACAGCAACAAGTGCCTCTGTTAATATACCAGATAAAAATAATGGGGGGGATGAGCATACAATAAACTTCAGATTGCAATATTCCGATAATGACTCAACATGGATTAATGCAAGTGAAAATTATAGCAACAAAGAAGGATATGATCAGTCTTGGGTAAAAATAATCAGCACAGAAACAGACTCACATGATTATTGGAGAATATTCTTTACAGACATTAGTTACTATGATGGTGACAGCACATATGCATCTAAAGTGTATGAAGTAGCAGCTGATACAAGTTATGCAGTAATGGCAACACTCCCAGAGAATATTTCATTTATAGCAGTGCATGAACTATATGATGCAACAGACAATCCTCAAATAAATAATATTACCACCATTGCAAGAGGTAGAGAGATGGAATATTTTGAGCTTCCACATGAGTCTCCAATGTCCGAAGCGTATAGCGATAACCCAGCAGTAATTGTGTATGATATTCTAAAGAATGGTTTAGGTATATCGGAAGACGATATAGACACAAGAAGCTTCTACGATGGACAGGTACACTGTAGCGCAAATGTTTTAAGATGTAACATTGTTTACATTAGACAAGAAAACATGAGTGCTGCCGTTCAAGCGGCACTAGCAACGATGAGAGGCTATATAGTTTTCTCAGACTCTAAGTGGGTGCTTATATTTGATGCGCCTAAGCAATCTATCGCAACACTGACTACCGATGATTTTCTAAACTCTACAATGAGCGTATCCATGAAGAGAAATGAAGACATAGCAAACAAGATAACACTTAAATATGTTAACCCAGACGATGAGTGGCAGGTAGCCTCAGTAGAGCGCAAAGACGATGACCTTATAGATTTAGATGGTCAAATAATAGAAAAAGTAGTAGAAGTTCGGGGATGTACAAGCGAATTACAAGCGGATAAGTTAGCAGAAATAATGCTTAATAGAATGAGATATTCAGAAGACTCTGCCGGTGATAGAATAAAACAAACCCCTTTATCTATCTCATTTTCTACAAGCATAAAAAATATTCATTTAGAGGTTGGGGATGTTATAACTCTACAGCATGACATATTGGAGTTTGACAGAAAAATGACTATCGGATCAATAGAAACAGACCAAAGCGGTGCGGTGCATATTTCTGGAGAGGAATACTGCGAAACACATTATCAGAAGCAAGACGAAACATACTTGATTTTTTAGATACAATATAGAAAAGGATTTACATGTCAAATGGAACATTAACAATAGACAATCATGGAGAGAGGATACAAGTATTTGCACCTAGACTTGGTGTAAGTTTAACCTCTCCATATACACCAACAATTGACGAGGTTGTTATGGTAGCTGCAGATGTAACCATAACCATAGACAGTGTTGGTGCAGCCTATGAAGCAGGAAGTGTTATTGGACTTGCAAAAGGCATCACATACTCACTAAGTGCAACAACAGCCGCACATAAGATGTAGCCATGTTTGGGTTTGCTTTATGGAAATATAAGGTCAACGGCGGGTATATCGGTGGTGCTACGGTAGAAGCCAATATCTGTGTAACCACCATTGGAACATCAGGCGATAAAAACGGGTACATTGAAAGCTCAATAGGTGAAATCTCTCCTAACGCTTCATACGGTGGCGAGACTATATTCGAGTTTACTTGGGATATAGTAACGGGTGAATTTATACTTTCGTTTGATGATGGTACTTTAGAACTTACAAATGTATCTGATGTTAAAGTTCTTCACCCAGATGTACCAGACGGCAATATCGCATTATGGGATAGCGCACAGACAGCTTATGTATATACAGACCTTACATTAGCACAAGCTATTGGAGTTGATGAGGACTATGGGTGCTTTAGAATAGAGTCCACACCTATTACGGCGTTTTTAGGTAGCTTCTCTGAAGTATTGAGAGGAACAGCAACATGATACCTTTATTTGACAGAGAACAACTCAAAGTGGAAATAGCAATAGTTAAAGACATCAAGAAGTTGGAGAAGATAGAAAACCCAACCAATGAAGAGAAACAACTTCTTAAAGATAAAGAGAAGGAACTTAAAGATACCAAAGACATATATAAAGCCAAAAAGAAACTAGAGAAGCAGATATTAAAAGATGCCCGAAAGGATAGTAAATGACTGAAGCTGCAAAAGCAATAATCGAAGCAAGACATCCAGAAGGAAATCGTTTCATGTACAATGAGGCAGACGGTGTATCTCCTGCATTTGAAGATGGTGCTTATGGTTCTAATGCTGTAGCTCTAGGTGCTTCACATAACAACTCTTATGTAGATATACCTATAGATGCAAACACGGATGCGATACTTTATTATGACAGAACAGACGATGAGTTTAAAAAGATAACTACATTTACTGTACCAAATACAAGTCACAAAATGGAACTATCAGGTTCAGACTATACAAAGCTAACAGAGATACCAACACAAGCAGACCTAGACTATCTAACAGCTAACCCAGAAGCACTAAGAGTTATGGTATTGACGGAAACTGATGATACTAACTTGTCATTTGGTAATGCTGATATTCAAGGTACTCCCATATGGGGTAATGAAGGTAGTAGAGGTGGAGATATTCTTGGAAGTTGTGAAGAAAATTTAGTATTATACAGTGAAGATTATTCTAATGCTTACTATACAGAAGAAGAATTAACCGTAGGCTTA